ACATCAACACTTGTCGCACTGTTGCTGACACCAGAATTAAGCGTGGTTTTGACATTGTTGACAAAGCTCATTTCGCACCACTCCTTATGAAACGGTCACTGACCAACTCACGGTGACGGAATCGTTTGCGCCCTTATTAATCGTGGCAAAAACAGTTCTCGCCAGCATTGTGCCAGCGCTTGATGCAGTGAACAGCCCTGCCTCCGTTAGAGCTCCCGTCGCTGTGCCAGCCGCAAAAGTTGCTTCAAAAGTGACAACTGCGCCCGACACAGTGCCACCGCTAGTGCCAAGTGCAGCTCGCGCTGACTCACTGCCAAGCGTTGTGTCGCCCGCTGCTGCGGCTGTTGATCCAGTTCCGATTCCCATATGCGTTACGGTCGTTGAACCCCCCGCCAGGTTAGCCGCCACGAGATTTTTACCGCTTGTGACAACGAGGTTGTCAATTTCGCGCACCACCGTCCCATTTTTGGAAATGGTTAACGCGCCTTTCATTGTGAGTTGATCTTGTAACATTATTTTCTCCTAGCAGCCCATAGGGCCATGATTAAATATTTTGGTGCCAAACATTGGCAGAGTTAGACCTTTGTGGAGCGTGACAGTGATGCTGTCAGCAACAGTTGTGGAATCTGAAATTGCTTTCGCAATCAACACATCATGTGTGTCCGAAAGCGCTACAGCATCTGAATTCTCTCGCGTGACATGCACAAAAAGGGCATCGGTCACGGTAGCAACGTTTTGTTTTGCTGACGTCCAATTTTTGTCAATGTGGCTGGTATCGTCCAACGCGAATGCGTCACTCACAAGCAGCGACGTCGCGATGGCGAGCGAATCGTTCATTTGCGCAGAATCAGTAGCATCTTGTTCGATTGCATCAAGATTTTTTTCTGCATCAGCACTATCACTAAGCGCAATGGTGTCTGCAAAAATGCGAGAAAATTGGCTAGTGATCGTTGCGACATCTGCAAGACTCGCGGCGTCGATCAGGCCTTTTTCAATTACAAAATTGGGGTCGCTGTCTGCCAACAATGCAGTGTCGCTGGTACTTTTGGTGGTCGCTCTCACGACCAAATCAGAGACCGTTGCAGCATCAACCAGTGATGTGTTCGTGGCTTTACTCACTACCTCTGTCAGCGCGAGCGCATCGTCGTGCTGCTGAGTGAGCGCAAACGTCAGCAAATCATTAAATGCGATTGTTTCAGCCGCTTCTTTCTCAAGTAGAAATTGGCATTGATCGTCGGTAGCTAATTGATCAGTGAGCGCAGTAACGACGCTCATGCTTGTCTGCTCTGCGAATGACAGTGAGTCGCTGAATATCTGGTTTTTGGGGGTGTATATCAGCACCAAATCGTCTAATGTTGTCGCAACGCGGGTCACTGACGCGGATAGCGCACTGTGGTCAACGCTCGCGTCAACTTTTGTAAGTGAGACAACCGCCCGAATAGCCATCAGAAATCATCCCTGACCTTGAATTTTAACTTGTCGAAGATGGTCTGTTTCTGCCCTGCTGTATTTTCCAGCTCAATCTCACCCTCGTAAGTACCCGCCGCCACATCGAGCGTGGTTGGGTTCCACTGCATGAAGCATTTGCCCTCGGTATAGGGGGATTGTTTGCCACAAGTCATCGTGTCGAGAACAGTGTCGCCACCGAGCGCACGGAAATGAACACGGATCGTTTGTCCGGTCAGGTCAATAGTTGCCCAGGTAGTAGGATCGTTAGCGTCCAGCGTTTTACCGGCTGCCGCTGCATTGGAGTCACGTAATGTGAATTGCAGTTCGGGTAAATCATCACCCGATACCAAAGGGATCGTTTCGAAGTAAGCCATCGTTTAACCTATAAAAAGGGTTGTTCTCAGCATTGACATGCTCGTTCATTTTAACACCTCAGACGTTATTATCAAACAGAAAATTAATCAAAGACCCAAGTGAAAGCGCCTTGAGAGTAAAACGGGGTTATCCGCCTGACTTTTTTCTCTATAGATACATCTGCATCCAGCATTGTTTCGACAAACCCTGTAACCGGCGTCGTCGCTGCTATTGGTGAATTATTCCATTCATATGCCTGGTACATGGAGGCGACTATCTCGAACGGGCCTAGCGCGCCTGCCTTCGCGGATAACAATTGTAGATACCGTGAGCTATCCATTTTGTCCGTGCGCCCGCCTTTGGGGCCGTGCTTAATGAACTCGCGCAATTCCTCGGCCAGTCCAGCCAAAGGTAGGAAAGCCATTGCCGCGATCAGCATTGGGGCGCTCGCCATTGCTGCGGCGGGTAGCATATGTTGCCCGTTCTCTATAGAACGATTGTACTTCTGCGCCGTGTGCCGCATGATGCCGCCTAGAATCACCGTACCGAAAGAGTAAAAGAACTGCTTTAAGTGCCACGCCAGCTTGAAGTATGGATTATTACCCCATTTTGTGGCCTCGAACCGCGATGGTTTCAATGAGGACTCAAACACAAACTGGTTTAGCGCTGCGTTTACTCGCAAATTATCATTTGGTTTGCCTGCTTCCGCCCAAGCGTTAACCGTATTCGCATCGATATGCAGCATAGCGAGTTCCTCTGCTGCGGCAGTATCCCCATTCGCAGCGCGTTTCGCCGTACTAAGTAGGAATTGTCGGCCCGTCGATACTGCCATTGTGCGAGACAACTTAGTAATGAACTGCTGCCCATTCAGTTTGAAAAACACCTGACTGATCTTATGCTGCATGGGGCTCGAATACTGAACGCCCATAGTCTCAAGTGCCATTTGTTCGGCGCCGTCTGTTAAGATAACGCCAATATCTGTAGCAAATTCTCGCGACTGCTTGAGGTCGGCTAGCGCGTCTTTAAACTCCGCTAGACTAAGTTGTCCTCGCGATCGCACTACTGAGCCCGCCAGTTCAGGAATAGACGCGACGCCGGAGAACGCTAATAAGGTTAAGTTCATCCAAGTGGAAATCCAATCAAAGGACGTACGCAGCGCCGGTGATATATCATGCCCCAATCGCCCCATTGCGCTATCCAGCAGCTCTTTTACCGCTTTTACGCCCGCTTCGCCATGCTCCTTGCGTATTTGCTCGATGTATTGGTGTGCGCGATGATTCGGGGAGTAGAACAACCCGTCTTTCTCCAGCTTCATCTTCTTCGCAACCGCTTCCGCTTTTGCCGCTCCCATACCTGTAGTATCGATGCCTGCTTGTTCTAAGAGTTGGAAGCGAACAGTTACAGGGTCGCCTCGGTATTGATCCGTGTAGCCCCCAAACTTATACTCCCAAGCCGAGCGTTTTGCGCCGGTGGCAATGTAATGCCCCATAATCGCGTGGGGGTTATCCAACAGGAATCCTGCGTCCATTAGTTTTTGCGCGGGAATCTTGCTGAGTATGCGGTTCACAGACTGGTGGGTGCTTACCGCTTTGCCTGGGGCCAGCGCGTAGTCCGTGATTCCATTAGCGTACAATAAATCCTGTACAGCGCTAGCTACTTCCCCCGCATGAAACGCATCATATTCAACCAGCATTGCTTCAAATTTTCCCCGCTGTTTTTCAATCGCCGTATGATCAAATGCTTCGGGGATAAAGTTATCGCGAAAGTGCATTGTGGGGGCGTAGCCTTTCATCAGTGCATTAACCTTATCAATCATAGCGCGCACTTTCTTGGCGTTCTCTGTATCCCGTTCCGCACGTAAGTCACCGAATGCGACCTTCATCGCATCCATGCCAATCTCCCGCTCAAGTTTCGCCATTTCCGACTGCATCTGTGAATGGAGGAAGTTTTGTACTTGTTCGTACGCCTCGGGGCCACTTGTCTGTGCTGGCTGGTATAGTTCTGCTGAAAGCGCTTTACTGAAATCATTAATGCGGGAGTACACAGAGCGCACAACCGCTGTTATAGGTCGCCATTTTGTTTTGTGTATCTGCTTCGCTTTGGCCCCCGCTTGACGTATCTTCCGTGCTGCCTCCTGACTCGGCATATTAAATATTTGCTCTGAGTCGGGGGTTGCCTTCGCGTAAACCCCCGCTGTCGGTATTTTCCGATTAACTTCTGGAATAACTCTTCGCCCTAGCGCGCGCTCAAAATACTCCACAAACAGCGGTGCTGCCTCGTATTGGGCAAGCTGGCGGGTCGCTTCTCGCCATAACCCCATCAACTTATCGACCATGCGGGCGACAATGCGCTCCACATTAGGTACTGAACGCCAGTAGAAGGATATTGACTCCTTGGCTAGAGTCGAGCGCCCGCGCCCAGCAATATAATTCGCCACTTGATCCGCAACCCATTCGTGGAGTTTCTCTGGGTCAACCTCATTTGTCGGTTCTACGCCAAAGTGTTCGCGGTATCCTTTTTCCAACTCATTGCGGGAGCGTTGCGTCATATCGTTAAATAGGGCGTGGCCCAATTCATGGGCGGCGGCAGCCATTTGTTGCCCTTTGCTCAGCGAATCATTAATGACAATAATGCTGTGCCCATCTTGCGCTAAAAACGCACCGCTCTCCCCATTCGCCATTTTAGCTTGTAGCTTCTTAGCCGCCTCTGCCCCGATAGCTTGGCGTCCTTGCGCGCGACCTAATTCACGCGATCCCAACATAACGACGTTGGAGCGCATGCCTAAGTTTGTGTGAACAAAATTAATAATCGCCCCGAGCTGCGCGGCGGATTTTATCAACCCAACTATTTTGGACCGCGAGTCAGTCTTTGTGGCTGATTTGGCCTCCCCCGTCGGTTTAGCTGCTTCTCGAGTAGGTTCAGGAGTTGTTTTGGTAGTTACCCCCGTCGCCATTTCCGTTGTCTCGAAGCTTTCAGGGTCAGCGTCATTTTTTCGACTATCCTCAACGATACCGTGCGCATCGTTAAAATCATCATCTAATGAGCGAGGCTGCTGCGCAGCATGATCAGGATGATCTTGGTACTTTTCATCTTGGTCATCGCGTTCCAATACATCTATATATTGTTCCGCGCGAGACCGGTTGCGGAGCATGACTATTTCATCGTTGATTTGCAATGCTCGATTTGAGAACTTACGCACCGCTGCGCGTTCTTTTTTAGTCCGCGTTAAATATTCGGCGGGGCTCTCAGCGCTGGGCTTCCCATGTAATTTGCTCGGGGCTGTTGTCTCGCGGGCTTCCTTATCAACTTGAAACTCAAGCTGCGCAGTTATCCAGTCAATCGCCGGTTGAACTTCCGCATCGTCGCTTTTCGCTAACTCAGCCCGAATCCCCGCCAGCTCGTCATAGAGCATGTCAATTTTCTTAAAATACTCTTCCTTATCCTGCCCGCGTTTCCAGCGTGGGTTCTCCGCATTCAGCTCTGCCTCGGCCTTGCGCGCATCACCTAGCGTCGTAATAATAGGGCCGTTCTTACCCTCTTCTACGGCGATGACCAAATCATCAGAGAGTTGGTCGGTCAATGTGGAGTACGCTCTTGAGTACCCAATTCTAGTCATTTCATCAGGGCTCATGCGGTCAATCGCCACATACAAACCCGCTACTAAGTCCCCGCTAAAGCGGTTGCTCTCCGCCCCTGGCATCCCACGTAAGCCCATCTGCACTAAGCGCACGGCGTCAAGCGTGATCGCTTCTGTTTTACCGGTCTGGAGATTAGTTACTATAGCATGAAGTAAGTTGTGCCCTTTAGCTAACCGAGTATTGCGTATCGTAGACGCTGAATGCTTGCTGCTTTTGGCCCCAAAGATATAGTCTAAAAAAGTCGCCCCGAAGCGCACTTCCGCAGCCATCAAACGGGATAAGAAGGAACGGTTACTCGCTTCCTGCTCATTCACATTAGGGATACTGGCGAAACTATCGCCGGAGGCGTTGGCTCTACTATGCCCGTCTGCAATATCGGGGACAGCCCACAGTGCGGCGTCTCTTTCTGAGCGATCGTATCGCTCTGGCGGTAGCCCTACAAGCGTGCCCTCCAGATGCTTACGAACATGCGCGACTGATTTACCCTCGCGCAACTTCTCTATCGCTTCTTTACTTATCTCCCCCAGCGCTTCGATCATCTTACTTGCCCGCACTTGTAGCGACGACTCTTGCGCAGCGTTAATGATTCGGGCGCGAGCCTCATCCGTGTTAAGTTCAGGGCTCTGGGGAATCCAATCCGCTAGCGCCTCAAACGGATCAAGCTCCTGCTCAGGGTGCGCTGCTTTGAGTAATTTTAGAAGCACCGCCGTATCTTGTACAATTTGCTGCGTCTCTGCGCCAACTTCAACCGCTATGTCAGAAACAGCCGTTTCTTCTGTTGTCTCAGACTCAATAAATGGACGAAATGCAGCCCGAAGCGAGCGGATCAACTCTTCTTTTTTAACCGCCTTCGGGTTGCGCTGCGAGTCAATAATTGGTTTCAGTAGCGCCGTCAGCTTGGTTGGTTTCAGTGGCGCCGTCAGCTTGGTTGGATCGTACTCGTAAGCGGCCTCAAGCGTCTCTAACACGGAGTCATTAACAGAGGACAAAAACGCTGTCGTTAATTGGGCTAGCTCTTTGTCAGTCAGGTTATTAACAGCGGCCTTTGCATCAATAGCTTTTCCTGTTTTCCAGTGCCGAAACAACAGTCTTTCCGCTGCATCGACTAGTTTTGCCCAGGTAATCACTTCATTAGGATCGACTGTCGCTTTTTGTTGCTCCGTTGCCTGCTTGGGCCCGACGAACGTATCGGCGTCTTGCGCGGGTGTGGGTGTGGGCGCCCGTTCGCCCATGTAGCTATTGTGTATTTTTTGGACAATCTTTGCAGCAGCCGCGTCGCGCTCAACTAATAGGTCTGCCTTTTTTGCCCCCGCGCGATCGGTAGATTTAACGGACTCCCCTACGGCATTTGCAATCCGCACCAACGCTTGTTTTTTAGCCCCCTCACTTTGGTATTGGTCTAGTGCAGCACGGATGGCGGCAGCGGGGTCTCCTATCGGACGAGCCTTACCAATAAATGCGAGCCGTGTCTGGTGTTCTGCGGGGTCAACATGTGTTGTGTCTCTAACTAACTCTTCCGTATTGTTCTCAAACAGAAATGATGCGGCGCGCAGATCATCCGGTAGCTTGCGGCGCAGCATAGGGTCACGCAACTTACGAGCAACTCGGCTAATCAGCGAGTTCATATTAAAGTCCCTAACAGCGACAGGGGTTACCCCATATTTACGCGCTAATTCCTCAACATTCCGGTCTGTGAGTTGTGGATCAGCCAGCAGACTCTCAATACTCCGATACCCGTCACCGCGCTTGCGCCCGCCTTTGTTGGGTTCTAGTAGTGCTTCTTCTGAGACGCCTTTCGCAACAAGGGCTTGCAGGGTGGCTTTACGATCAAGCGCCACGCCAGCCGCTTTAACTAAATCTTCATCAATCTGTATTTGATCACCTAGCTCGTAGATGATTTCATCCACTGACAACCGTTTTTCGATAATGTCACGAATCAAATCCGCCGCAGCACGCAACCGGTTTTTTCCATCAAATATACTCGCTTTGCCTTGTTCCTCGGCAGGCGCATCGACATACTGTGCCCGCTTTACTTCTCCTAGAACGGGGCCAGCGGGGTCTTTGATTGCGTCAATGTCTACCTTAGTGCCTTTTGATGTCGCGGCATTCGTTGCGGTCTTTGCATCGCGTAGCTGTGCCTTTATATCTTCATTGCGTTCGGATATAAGGTCGATCTCACTAATAGAGCGGACAATAATCCTATCCCCCGCCTTCGCTTCTCCCTGTTCTCTAGCTTTAGCAGCTTCTAAGTTCGATTCTATGACCAGCTCTGAGCTCATTTCATTACCGTTCTCATCCAAACGCGTAACGACTTTGGGCTCTTCTCCTGATGCAAGAATCTCTTCTTTTGAATTTTGATAGCCGCGAAGCTCTTTCGCCGCCCCCATGCCCTGTTCTTTATGTAGCTCCGCCTTTGCAGGGTCGGTTGTTGCCGCAGTAGACCCATCTTCATGAGTGGTAACAATCACGCCTTTTGGCGCATTTTCTTGTGAGATAAACGTGCCTTGTGGGTCAATGGCCGTATCGCGCGCTGAATCAGGATTAGCTACTTCATCCAATTGCGCTCGAAGTGCGGCCTCTTGTTCAGGTACCGTGTTTGTATTTAGGTCATCAACTCGCGACTTATTTAGTAGATAACTCGCGCCACCGCCGATCGTCGATAGCGTGGTGGATGTACCCCCACCCGCTGCCGCGCCTGCCCAGAATGATTCATTGAGTTGATTCCAATCAACCTCGTACCCAGGCTTCGCCATTTTAATTGCAAGCTGGTCGGTAAGGTCTTGAATAAATTCAGTACCGCCTTCGATCCCCGTGTTAAGCGTGGCTTGGTACCCAATGTGCTTCGCTAACCCAGCGGCATCTGTAATCCTGCCTTTTGGCATAAAGCCTTTCAGTATGCTCTGGAGGCCGTAGTATTCCAGTCCTGTCTTGGCCGCGCCTGTGCCAAACGCTAGTAGTGGGTTATCAACGCCTTGCTCTAGCTGGGCGTGGCGCGACTCACCTGTCATTTGGGCGTACATAGAACCCGTGAAACCCAGCTTTCCTGCTGCGCGCCAGCCTAATCGCATTGTGAAAGATTTACCAATAGCCGCGTACACGGCGGGCGCAGCTACGCCCCCTGTCAATGCGGTTGCGCTCGCAGCGCCCGCAGCAATGCCGATGTCGGCTAGGAAATTAGGCGCATTCTCTACAACGCGCTCAACGATGTATTTTCCGAGCGTCTCTAAGTCTTTAACGTCATCAGTGCTTTCGACTTCTACAGGACTCCGCCCTGCTTCTATCATATTGCGCAGAACCCCCTCTTCGCCCCACTGTTTTGCAGTGTCACTCCCTACAACATCACCTACTAGTTCCGTGAACTGAAATAGGTTCATATGCATCAAGTCGGTGCCTCGATCCCAAGCGCGCCCAACAAAATTGCGCGAATCTTTGACCGTTGTGGTTAATTCAGGGCGCTGAACCCCGTAGTCACGCATTCGCTCTAGCGCTGGTGTCGTGCCTGTCTCACTGAATGTTCTTTGCGCATCAAAGCGCGCATTAATTGCTTCACCTTCCGCGTAGTTGGTCTCCGCAGACCCACCGAAACTAGTCGGGGAAGCGTAGCCTTCTCGAATTAGCTGCCCCATGACAGAGTTGCCGTTTTCATCCCTAAAGCTAGCTAAGTCACGGCCTCTGCGCCCTTTTTCCCCTGTCTCGCTGTACTTGTACGCCCCCGATTGAATCAGCCCGCGTGCGCGTTCTTGTGCTTCCACGCTCAATGGCATCGCACTACTGTGGGCTGTGCGTATTTCTGGGGCGTCTCCGCCCAATAGACGTTTGCCCTCTCCCGACTGATAAATTGTATCCGCATCGTAGAGGTACCCCGCATCAGTGTTTCGTTGGAGCGGGTCTCCTTTTTGGGTGCGTAGGTAATCTTCGACACTCGCAGTATTCTGAGCATCATCGAGTTGTTGCTGCAAAGCTACTTCTGCGAGATATTGGTCTACACTCATCGGTATACGGCTCCCTCTATTGGGCTAGTGCTTCTTTTTCTTTGTTAAATTTCTGCTGATGATGCGCGTGTAGCGCCGCTCGCGCTTCCGACTCTTTAATGCCTTGCGCCTGCGCGTATCCTTTAACATGCAACTCGACAGAATGAATCTGGTTGCCGTACACATACACCCCCGCAGTTTGCGCTGGTGGGTATCGCTTCAAGATCGCCATGAAGTCCCCCGCCGAGAACTCAGTCACCCCGTCCTTCGTGAAGGTGCCATCTTTTAGCGCTCCTGCTGTCGCTGAAGCCAGCGCGGATAGCACACCAAGCTCGGCATCGCTTCCTGACATTTTATTAATGTCAGCGGACATGCCTTCTGGCAGAACCGACTGCAACACCGCACTATTCGAGCGCATTACCCCTATAAAATAATTCTGGAAATCAGCTTGCGGCACGGAGCCAACCAGCTTACCGAACTTGTTATCTACCAAATCGGCACCGCCAGCGTTACCCATGCCGACTTGTGCTGCTTGCTCCCAGTTATCCCCTACCCGCTTTACGCGCGCTTTTTCCTCCGCAGCCGCGTCAGCTCCTTTTGTTTTTAGGAGCGTGGCGATGCGGGACTTATAGTTCGACGAGAGTTGTCTTTGCGAAGCAATAACCATCCCCATACTATTAACCTCAGTCACGTAGTCCCAATCACCGTGGGTAAAGGTCTTTAACTTCGATTCCCCCAGTGTCCCCGTGCGAACAAATCGCTCAAGTTTTTCTGGAGGGGGTGCTGTCATAACCTTCGCTTTCACCAAAGTTATAATTGCTTGGGCGCGCTTGTCTTGTGTCGCACGATCTGCTGGCTTACTTTGTTTCTTTGAGGCATTTATAATCAGGGCATTCGAGGCTTCTACCAATTGGGGAGTCGCGTTCTGCGCCACTGTAGCGGCAGCCTTGGTAAGCTTATCGTTAACCTCCGTTGATGTACCCTGTACGGATGTTTCTTGCCCAGTATTCGTAGTGACCGTTGGGGCTTCCTGCCTAGCCTCCGCTGGAGGGCTATTCTGCGATACTGGAGTAGTAGTTGGACTCTCCCCAGCTAATAGCGCTTCCAACTCTTTAATTCGATTGGCCCTCCGTTCTGGGGCTTTTTGTTTTTTGGCAAGCGCGTTCTGCCATTGCGTAAGTTTGGCTTGCGCCTCATCTGTGGACAGCCCTTTTTCAGCCCTTTCGGCTATTTCATTCTCATAGTATGTAACGCGCTTTTGTATTGCCTTAACACCGTCATCCCCCTCTGTTACCAACTTTAACCTATCCAACTCCTGTTGCCATGTCGCTTGTTGAACCTGTCCCATAATCCCAGTAAGCGGCGCTTGTTGTACGTCCTGCGAGGGTAGCGGGGCAACTGTAACGTGATCAGGGTCTGCAACTTCCTGCGGCTGCGTCTGCGGCTGCGTCTGTGGCTGCGTCTGTGGCTGCGGCTGCTGCGGTAGGTTACTGCCTAGTGAAGCTGGCGCTGGCGCTGCCTCTGTAGTTTCCTGCTCTCCTAAAATCTGTGCATCCGTAATAGTCGCGTCGCCTAATTGGCGGGAAGCAGTCTGTACCTGGGAGTTCGTGAAGCCACGGTCTTGTTGTATTATTTTTTCAATGTAGTCCATCGTCCCACTAGCGGTAAATATTGGCACACTGTCACCTTGCCCGCGCGTTGCGCTTAACGGTTTCAATGCCGGATTACCCTCTGCATCAGTCTCGCCTGTATCAATCATTAGCGCATAGCGATAAGAGGGGGAACCATCTTCGTTCTGCTGAGTATCAATTTTCTGTATCCCTGCTACTTTATAGTTGGGGCGATCCCCGTCCATAGTTACGAGGTTATGCAATGATTGACTCGACCGTACTACTTGGTTAATCGAGTCTAAGTTGGCCCGATTATTCAAATATGCATCCCCGTTTTTCCCCACTGCCGTATAGTCGGACATTATGCTATCCATCGCTGCAATATTGTTGTCACGCTGTTTTTCATCTAAGTCGTCTTGGCGAATCTGCTGGCGGTAGTCATTGTCCCGATCGTCGTTGGCTTGGAGCTGCTTTCGATAGGCTTGGTCGGCCTCCCACTTCTCACGCGCGAACGTGTCTTGCTGCCTCTGGCGGCGGCGATCAAGTACATTGTTGTACATCTGCCATGCGTTATTAATACCTTGTCCCATATCTTTTCTCCTTATACGCCAGCGTATATAGCCATGCTGCCTAATTGTGCGATAGAGCCAAATAGAGAGGACTTAGCTTGCGCTTTACGTCTTTGGTTCTCCGCTTCACGGGCCGCCTCCAGCCCCGCAGCATCTTTCAGCGCATCCATACCGGCTTTGCCTAGATCGTTATACGCATTAAGTGAGTCCGTTAAAACATCTGTGTTGCGCGCGTCTTGAGCAACAACCGCGCGGTTGTTCGCGTTCGCTGTGAACTTAGACGCTTGTATGTCGCCTAGTCGAGCAGCGTGATTCGCTGCTTGGCCTGATAGCGCTACCCCCGCACGGCTGCGTGCGCGAGTATTAATTCCTGTTGCAGTTTCCGTAGCCAACTTAGCGTCAAAAGCCGCCCGATCAATTAAGGTCGAGTCGTTCAAAGCACTCTGCGCAAAGTCGTCCAGTTGTTGCTTAAAATTGTCGTCATAGCTCGCTTGTTGCGCTTCTGTGACCGTGTTGAGATTGTCTTGTGCTACGCCCATTATTTACCTCCGAACCGGCTGAATAGCCCGAAAAGATCGTGTTTGTCCCGTTGTCTCTGTAGTTGTTTGTACTGCCCTATGCTTCGGCGCTCCGCCATCGGGTTATCCCCAGGATTCGCCTTATATGCTTTGAGCTTATCATTCGCCTGATCCCACTTATCGAGTTTATTAAGTCCGTAGGACGCCCCTATCTGAGTCACGGCATCAAACAACGCCTGATTCTCGGTCTGTTTGGCATCGGCTTCGGCGCTCGCCACTGTTGAGGCCGCGCTTGCCGCTGTGCCCATGCCCATTGTTGTGCCTAAATTCTTTTTGTTCCCTAGCGCATTGTAGCTCGACTTCATGCCGTCTTGGCGCGCCTTGCTCGCAACCGCTGCGTTCAAGCCCCCATCAACCAGCCCTTGCCCCAACCCTGTTTCGCGTTGTTGCTGCCCTTGCCCTGCGGCCAATAGTTGCCCCGTGGGCGTCGCATCGGTGCTTTGCATTATGTCGGCGTTAGTTGCACCGGCGATCCGATCCGTGTCATCACGATTCATCTTGCGGTCGTATTCAGCTAGCAGCGGTTGTGATTTCTCTCGGGCAAGCGCTTCGTCAGCCAACCCTTTTTTCATCAGCGACGTTTCTTGTTCCGTCGCCTCTTGCATTGTGGCGCTACCCATCATTCAGCTCCTTGTAATAAACGCGCATCTGACCGTCGAAACCGGTTTTCTCGCAGAATTTAGTCCAGCCTTTCCGCTTGCTGCGAAAAGCAATTTGATCAAAACCTTTCTCTTTTGCGAATTGGGGCAAGGACGCATACAACCGCATTACCCCGTCGGTGGTACCTTCGAGGTGGGCATAATCGACATGGAGTATTTTTTTATCAGAGTAGAGTTGGGTAACTTCGGATAACACAACAAAGCCTACTTGGAACTTGGTATCCAATACGTCAAATAGATAGGCGTTGCCATTGAGAATCTCGCGCAACACCGCGTTAGGGTTAGTGTCGTCGTGGTTTTTCTCAATGCATTCTGCAATGCCGAATTTGTAGTACCCCAGCGCAACAGTAATGTCGTACGGCTGGCGGTGTTGAAACGTAAACATCAAATCCCCCCATAGCGCATTTTTCGTACAGCAGAGCCGCCGTTGTTGTTGGCGTGCCCGCGTGCTTTGGCTACTGCTTCGCGAAATAACATTTCATTTTGCTCACCGGCCTGCGAGTTGCTCCACTCTTGCCCTGACATCATCTGCAATCGCGCCAACGCACCGTGCAGCAAAGTGTCATACATCCCGTAGATAACTGTGTCCGTAAGCGCCGCCGTGTTCGGGAGAATTGACAGAGCGACGCGCAGTTGCAACTTTGCGGCTTGTGCGGGGGCGGGCTTAACAATCACTGTTTTTCCATAACCGTCAAGATGGCAATAAATATTGCTATCTGAGCGGACTTGTTGCCCATCACTCACTTGGTTAATCCGCTTCCCATCCACTTCGGCCCAAATAATTCGCACTGCTTTCGTGTAAGAGTAAGGAACCTCGATGTCATACTCGCTCATGCCTTTAATAAGGGGTTGCTCGTCAAGGGTCACGCGCCATTCTTGAGAATCCGTCAAATACTGCTCCGCTGTGCGTCGCAGTGTTCGAGTAACTAGCGTGTCCGTGCAGCCAGGTACTTCTGGGAGGATTTCTGATACAAGTGATGCAAACGCGATATTTGCCATTTTCTTAACCTACTTTACCGGTTTGACTTAGCGTACGAGCTTTCGATCTCACTGCTTCGTGCGCGGCAGCGGAAACGCCCATTTGAGTAGCAAACATTTCGTAAGCACGACTTGCGCGATCCGCATTGCCTGCAAACTCGGCATCTTTGTCGTAAGCGCGATATAGTATGTAATTTATAAGTGGGTTCGCGTACATGTCCGCCAGCGTGAGCGAACTACTCAGTGTTAGATCGGTCGGGGACTGACTGTATATGGCTTCCACGGAGCCATTGCCATCGTTAGGTGGGTACACGTAAAAGTGCTTGGCATCAGCATCGTCATAAATTAGATACTGCACCGTGGCGCTGGCGGTCGCCGAATGCCAGTCTGGTTCTTGCGTATCCAGAATGCCACCATCGACCGTTCGCACCACATTACCGCCCACATTTCGGACGATTCGATGCAATGTGACGGCGCCGGCTGGTAATTGTTGCAGTGTGCCTGCCGTAAGCGCGATTGTAGCCGTGTTCATGAATAATGTGGGGTTTATCAGCGCTATCTCGCGTTGGCCGTCGTTCAGCCATTTAAGCAGCTCAGCTTCGGGCCAGCGCAAGCCGGTTTCGTCTTGAACTTGAATCTGAACTCGAGACATAATGTCCGAAACTGAAATACTCATTTTTTACTCCTTGTGGAAATTATCCCACGCTGCATCGCGTTCAGCAGCGGAGATGTCGTAGCCCAAAATCTTCTCAACAGCACGCACCTTTGGCGTACCGTCTTTGCTAAAATCGGCAGGGTCAGCCAAACCGACTAGCGTGTTGATTGCGTCGGCGATTGCGTCGCCGCGTGAATCTTCTTCTTCCACTTCTGCAACCACCGCTTTTGCAGGCTTGTAGCTGTCGGCAGGAATGCAACCAGATGCGATGGCCGCATCAACAAGACGCGTAGGCACGTCGGTTGCTATGTTGGCTTCCATGAGAACGGCGCAACCGTTCATGGCAACCATCTTTGTGTTTAGGGAGATCATCTTCATGGGGATTTGATCCTCTCGGGGTTAATGGCTCCCCCGAGGGGGAGCCCTACTACTAGATAGCAGTGTCTAGCGTTACAACACCAAAATCTTCCAGATCGTTCGGATTGGCAGGGTTACCCTTAAACTGTGGCTTCAAGAAGCCAAAGATTTTACCAACAGCGATACCTGGCTGGTTGTTGTAGTCGAAGTGATCTTCGTCCCAGTAAGGCGAACCTAAGTCAGCCATACCCAGTGCTTGCGCACCGGCGAACAAAGCACGTTGACCGTCGTCATTACCACTTGAACCCATCTTTGAACCAGCAGCGGCGCCGCGAGTGTCAAATACATGACGGTATTCGTGGATAATTACACCATCAACCATCACGGAGGAAGTACCACTGAACAAGCTGTTACTACCACCACGCACGCCAGCATGACGTACGTTAGCGATGAAATCAGGGTCTAGCTTCAACTGAGCCATGCCTTGAGGTGTAACAAACAGATGGTAAACTTCGTCACCGCCTTTGCCTTTGATGCCACGGATGTAGCTGTCTTTAGCAAATGCTTTCAGGTTAACGATGTCAGCATAAGTCAACGAAGTCAGCACACCGTCAGCGGCATTGAAGCCAGTACCGGCAGTAATGCCAGAGGACTTCAAATACAAGCAGCGGTTAGCAGAAGGCGCTACGGTAGATGCAGGAGCGAACTCCAAACCGGCCAAAGTGCCAGAAGCACGGGTTGAGCCGTTGGTGTTCAGGCTGTAAGGCAAAGAGCTCATGGACAAGAAGCCCATTTGATCTAAACGATCAGCCATCCAGTAACCTAACTTATCGCGAGATTGCTCACGGAAGTTAACGATTGATTTCTGGTCAGCCATGCGGCCTTCCAAGCGGTTAGCATTACGCAACTGGTCAATCTGGATAACAGTATCGTATGCTTTCATGGCTTCTTCATTGCCTTCCAGCATTGAATCACCAGCGATACCGTCGCCTTCAAGATCAGCAACAAGTGTTAGAACGGCGCGAGCGCCCTTCTCGGATTTGGTCAACGTATCAATACGTTGAACCATTGCATTATGGCCCTTCCCGGCGAACTGGTTGATAAAAGACGCATTACGCGCCACACGCCACAAATCGCGTGCCCAAGCAGTTTTTTGTTCGTCGGTAAGTGCCGCAAAATTGGTCTTAGCCATTTTGGGTCACCTATATAAACAAAATTTTAACTTTTAGCCTTTCGGCTCTTGGCCCGCGTGTCGTGCAGCTACGAATACGCCTTTTTCGGTGGGCGATCACCGTGCGACTTACGCGTCGCACGTATCGGGCTCATGTATCGTCTGAGCCATCACTGAGGGTAATAATAACACCTGAGACGTTATTTACCAACTTTTTTACGCCAAATCGCCGCGTAACCTCGCTCTGGTGGCTTCGGGGAGGGCATCGAACTCTTCATCGGTCAATTTATTAACATCCACCATTTCGGAACTCGACTTACCGCCGCTTTCACCTTGATTGAGCTTTGGAGGCTGGGCGTTAGACGCTTCGACGTTCTTTTTCACGTTCGTTTTGCGTTTTTCGACCGGCGCTTTCACAGATTCCGGCGTAGCCATCAATTCGGGACGAACAACGCGAACCGCTGCATCTGCCGCTCGGCGAACCGACTCCGCTGGCGAATAACCCTGGTT